CCTAAAAAATTCCCCGGGGGTAAAATTTAGGTAACTCTTATGGGGCTATCATGGTATTTAAGTCTTAAATCACCTCTCTAAAACTTGGTTAGAAGTAGGTGGGCTCCTTTCAAGAGATGTACATAACTGCAACTGTTCCGAGTGATAGCCTCATAAGAGTTATCTAAACTATATTTAAAGTGTATGAAGAGAGTTGGAATGGAGTGTTTTAGGAGTGGAAAAGAAGACGAAGCGTAAGATGCGTCCGGCATCTACTCCGGAAGCACGGGAGAATCAGCTTATATCTATGGCTTATGATCTGGCGGAAGAGCGAATGCGTAACGGTACTGCAACTTCGCAGGAGATTACACATTTTCTTAAGCTTGGATCAGAGAAGTCTAGGATGGAGGCTGAGAAATTACGTAAGGAAGTAGAATTACTTAAAGCTAAGACCGAAGTGCTCGAGTCTAGCAAGGTTGCAGAGGAACTATATTCCAGGGCAATCGATGCAATGCGTAGGTATAGCGGTCATGGGGATGAACAATGAGCAATTATTTAATTCACCACGGCGTCAAAGGTATGAAGTGGGGCATTAGACGTTACCAAAAAAGAGACGGCTCTTTAACGAAGCGTGGTGCTAAGAAGATGAAATATTTTTCAGGCGCCTCGGACCATGCAAAGAAGTTGTCCGCTTTTGCGGAAGAAGATTATCTCAACTTTTCTAAGATAACGCCTAATAAAAATGTAACTTCTCAAGATATCAGAAGATGGAAAAGGGTAGCTCGAAAACAGAAAGCGGCGTATGATCGCATCTATAAGAAGTATTCGAATTACACAGTGAAAGACATTGATAGGAAAAAGATTAAAGAAGCTAAGCGTTTTATGTCTGTTGTGCACGAGAATGCCGATTACACAGATGTGGATTATGGCCGACATACAGGAAACTATCAGTTGGATTCTAACTATGATTTCGAGTTAGGAACTTTCAGAAAAAAGAATAAATGAGAACCTACCACGAACTAATAATGCTCCCGACTTTCGAGGAGCGTTTTTTGTATCTTAAGCTTAACGCACAAGTAGGCGAAGATACCTTCGGTTTTGATCGTTGGCTAAACCAGCAGTTCTACACATCAAAAGAATGGCGCGATATTAGAAACTTCGTCATCACTCGCGACTATGGCTGCGATCTTGCAATGCCAGGTCATGAGATTCCGAACGGCGTGCATATTTTGGTGCACCATATGAACCCGATCTCAAAAGATGATGTGGTTGGCCATACTGATCTGCTGCTTAATCCGGATTATCTGATTTCTACGATTAAATCCACGCACGATGCGATCCATTACGGAATCGATATTCCTAAGACAGAGTTTAACGAAAGAACTAGAAACGACACAATACCTTGGAGATAAATTATGAGTGATTATTTAATCCACTACGGCGTCAAAGGCATGAAGTGGGGCGTGCGCAAAGAACGTTCATATGGCGAACAGATTCAAAGAGCTGAAAAGAAAGCTATAAAGAAACAGTATAAAAAATATCGGAAACAGGGCGGTCATTCTTTATTCCGATCAGCTAGGATCTCAACCGGTGAGAATTATGAAAACGCTGTTAAGAATTATGAAAACCTTGTTCGGAATGATTCGAAGTATAAAGATTTATCAAAGAAAGCTTTTGACGCGGAAAGGCGCCGTTTGCTACTTGAGAAACCAGCGAGCGATAAAAGCGGCATACTAGATGATGACAAGTATGAACGTATCATCAATTCGAAGAAGTATCAAGACGCTCTTAAAGCGAGCAAAAGTGCGGCACGTGCTAAAAAACGAAGGTTGGAGAAGTTATCCTCGGATTATGTCGACACAATAAAAAATGCTAAACTAGATGACTTAAAAATCGAAGGAAAAGAACGAGACATTGCCAAACAATATATTAGTTCTAGATTTTACGATTTTTATTGGGACGGAAATTTAGACTATAATCCAGATAATTATTATGAGGATTGGGTTGATACGGCGAGGTTTAAATAGACAATGAGCAATTGGACGGTTATACATGATGACGAGCTCTATCACTACGGCGTCAAAGGCATGAAGTGGGGCGTAAGACGCTATCAGCCGTATTCTGTTCGAGGCCGTGAGAGTGGAAAGCGTGGTCATGAGATTGGACTGGCGGCGAGAACTGGTAAGACCCATTATAAGAAACGCGAGAGCGATCTTAAAACCTTTGCGAAATACGGTCTTGTTGGGCTTGCAGTTAAACGACACAAAGAGAAAAAGAATGGCACGGCGCCTGCTAAAAAGACAAAACAGGAACGAGCGCATAGTGTGGCTGAAAAGCACGCGAAGACTACAGCAAAACAGGCTGCTGAATCCGAACAGCGAAAGAAAGCGCTTAAAACATTTGCTAAATACGGTCTCGTTGGTTTGGCGGTTAGTAAACATAAAGAGAAAACCGCATCAAAACCAGTTAAACAAACCCCGCCGAAAGATACCAAAAAGAAGTCAACATCGAAGAAGACAAAATCTAACTCTTCTGAGCGCTACACAAATAAAACTATGATTGCCGACAAACGAGACAGTTCGGTTACTCGTAAACTTAAGAACGACTGGTCTTCTATGAGCGACGATGAGTTTAGACGGCATCACGGCGTGTCGAAGGAAGTCTACAGAAAGCGTGTAGAGCGTTGGGGCGATCCATATATGAACAGCCCAGCGGCAAAGGTCGGCAAACAGCTTAATAAAACATGGCTAAATCCGAACAGACGGAGAAGGAAGTAAGTAATGTCCAGCATTCTAAATTCAGTAAAAAAGAAGCTCGGGCCAACTGGAGACTATAAGTATTTCGATAGCGACATCATCGACCACATCAATTCGACTTTCAATATTTTAACCCAGCTTGGTTTGGGCCCAAAAGAGGGTTTTAGTATCGAAGACGAATCGACAGAGTGGGATGATTACACTACCGATGGCAAAGTTCTTCAGGCAGTCCGAACTTATGTCTTTTTAAAAGTAAAACTATATTTTGACCCGCCGACAAATGGCACCCTCATGGAAGCTGTTAAAAACCAGATCAGCGAACTTGAGTGGCGTCTTAATGTAATGGCGGAAACCCCGAACGAAGATATTGGAGGATAGACCATGGCCCATGATTATTTGGTGCACTACGGTGTAAAAGGAATGAAGTGGGGCGTGCGTAAGAGTCGCTCCTCTACTGGGAAGACCAGTAAGGTAGGAAAGTATTTTAAGATTACTTCTCCCGCAGTTTATGGCGCGTATAAAGGCGCAAGAAAAGCGGGCAGTAAGGTAAAGAATTCAAAATTTGTTAAAGACAAAAAGAAAGCGGCGAGAAGGCGAGCTAATAGGTACCGTAATATAACAGGCTCCAGGAAATCTGCGGCTCGTACAAAGTATCAGAATCTAAATATAGACCATATGTCGAACCAGCAGCTTCAGGAAGCTGTTAACAGGATGAATCTTGAGCGTCAGTACCGTGATCTTACTAAAATCGATATAATGCGTGGGCAGAAAGCGGCGCAGAATGCCCTTAAGTACGACACGACAATGAAGCAGGTTAAGAAGGTCGCTAAAGCATAGAGGGAGAGCAATGAGTGATTATTTAATTCATTTTGGCGTTAAAGGGATGAAGTGGGGTGTTAGAAAACAACGCCCGGTTCGATCTTTCAGAGGTAACGCCCATAGAGCATTGGCTGGGGTTTACGGGTTAAACGCTCGTTTTTACGGTAAACGTAATAAAACTTTAGCTAGCATGAATAAGGCCGCTAGAACCCAGCAGTTGAAAAAGGCTGAACAATTTGATAGAGAAAAACAAAGTCGATCTGGTAATAATGACAGAAAAAAACAAATGGCAAAAAGGATTGCCATTGGCTCGGCGATTGTCGGCGGAACTATTTTGGCTGGATATGGGGCGTATAAGGTTTCTAAGCTCCCATCTGTTAGGAACGCAGCCGCAAAAAGAACTCTTAAACGATACGGTTATGATACGTTTTATGCCCCAGGCAACAGTAGAATGATTAGTTATAACAAACCTAGCAAAAAAGAAGCAAGAAGACAAAATCTCTATGGTGAGGCTACTAGTTTAGGATACGAAAAAGGCGGCATGTATACCCACAGCCCTGTTAGATACACAACTAATCGTTTAGATGCAGAATTAAATTATCGTAGAGGATTTGCGAATGCCCCTGCGGATGTTTTGCTAGAGTATAACAAAAGAAAATATAAACACGGATAAACGAGGTTCCATATGTCTTTATCGAACACAGCAACGCCGTACTACTACGGGCAGTTCCGCGATGCTGTGATTCGCGGAGAAATACCAGTCAATCAGGAAATCTCTATGGAGATGAACAGGATTGATCAGCTTATAGCAAATCCAGGCGTATATTACGACAATGAAGCTATTAACGGCTATGTCGCATTTTGTGAAGAGGAACTCACTCTTACTGATGGGTCAGATCTTAATCTTCTTGATACTTTTAAGCTTTGGGCAGAGCAGATATTTGGTTGGTATTATTTTGTAGAGCGCAGCGTTTATGAGCCAAATGAAGATGGTCATGGTGGGCATTATGTCCGTAAGATGATTAAAAAAAGGCTTATTAATAAGCAGTTTTTAATTGTCGCCAGAGGTGCCGCTAAATCGATGTATGCAAGCACTCTTCAAAACTATTTTCTTAATGTCGACACTGCAACAACTCACCAGATAACAACTTCTCCTACGATGAAACAGTCAGAAGAGGTGTTATCGCCAATTAGAACATCTATCACGCGGGCTAGAGGCCCGCTTTTTCAGTTTTTGACAGAAGGATCTCTTCAGAACACTACCGGGTCAAAAGCAAACCGGACAAAACTCGCATCAACTAAAAAGGGAGTGGAAAACTTTCTCACAGGTTCACTTCTTGAGATTAGGCCGATGAGAATAGACAAACTCCAAGGCCTTAGATGTAAGGTGGCAACCGTTGACGAGTGGCTTTCCGGTGATGTAAGGGAAGATCCTATCGGCGCAATCGAGCAAGGCGCATCTAAAATCGATGACTATCTCATTGTGGCGACAAGCTCTGAAGGTACGGTCAGAAATGGTAGTGGTGACACTATTAAAATGGAACTGATGGATATTCTAAAAGGCGAGTATGTTAACCCGCATGTATCCATCTGGTACTACAAGCTCGATGATGTGAAGGAAGTAGCTAAGCCTGAGATGTGGCTTAAGGCCAATCCTAATCTAGGTAAGACTGTTACTTATGAGACCTATCAGCTTGACGTGGAACGTGCAGAAAAAGCGCCAGCAGCCAGAAACGATATCCTCGCTAAACGGTTCGGTATTCCTATGGAAGGTTATACCTACTTCTTTACTTACGAGGAAACCCTTCCTCATAGAAGCCGTAAATTTTGGGAGATGCCATGTGCTCTTGGCGCCGACCTTTCGCAAGGCGATGACTTCTGTGCGTTTACTTTCCTTTTCCCTTTAAGCGACGGATGCTTTGGTGTCAAGACAAGAAGCTACATTACTTCTCTTACGCTTATGAAGCTTCCTGGGGCAATGCGTAATAAGTATGAGGAATTTATCAACGAAGGCAGCCTCATCGTTCTTGATGGGACGGTTCTTGACATGATGGAAGTTTATGAAGACCTCGATCAGCACATTATTGACTCTTCATATGACGTTCGCTGTTTCGGGTTTGACCCATATAACGCAAAAGAATTTGTTGAACGATGGGAATCCGAGAATGGCCCGTTCGGGATTGAGAAAGTAAAGCAAGGGGCTAAGACTGAGACGGTCCCTCTTGGCGAGCTTAAGAAGATGGCAGAAGAGAGGATGCTGCTATTCGATGAAGCGCTTATGACTTTTGCCATGGGAAACTGTATCACGCTCGAGGACACCAACGGTAATAGAAAGCTTCTTAAGAAACGAAGAGATCAAAAGATAGATAATGTTGCAGCAATGATGGACGCGTACGTAGCGTATAAGGCGAATAAGGACGCCTTCGAATAACTATCAAAATGGGAGATTATTTAATTCACTATGGCGTCAAAGGTATGAAGTGGGGCGTCAGACACGACCGGCCACGAGTAGGTCGCAGACGATCATTCAGGCAGCAACCGCAACAAAATAATAAAAGACGAAGTCGTTTAACCGATAAACAGAAAAAGTATTTAAAGATTGGGGCGGCTGTAGTCGCAACTGGCTTAGCTGTTTACGGGGGGGATAAACTCAATCAGCATTTTGGTTTGGTCGGAAAAGCAAAAGATTTTAGAATCTTTAATGAAATTAAGAATAGTAAAACCAATACCACATGGGACGAAGATCTTCATATTGTCGACAAAAAAGATAGCGATGTGTTTATCGACAAAATATTAGACAGCCCAGAAGATTTAACTAAAAAAGAAGCTAGAATATTTTTAAATGACATAGAAGATGGGAAATATGAGAACTGTTCTTTTTGCACGGCAACCGCAGATATGAGACGTCGAGGGTACGACGTTGTAGCTGGCGGCTCTCGAGAAGGACACCTGAACGGGCGTTTTGAGTATTGGTACAAAAATGCCGTAACTTACGATATAAACGGAGAGGATGTACGGCAAACTTACGACGATATTAAAAGCACCAATGAATATTATGAGACTCGAAATGAAACGTCATATCAAAAGTATAAACTCGGCTTGGAAAAATCGTATTTAAACGATGAAGTATGGACACAAAGGCAAGCCGCTGGAAGAGCCATCTCGGTGATGCTCAATATGGGCGATGGAGCAAGCGGGGACTTTTCAATTGATGGTGACACCTCAGGTCATTCCATGGCGTTTGAAGTTAAAGGGAATAAGGCTTACATTTTCGATTTTCAGTCTGGTAAAAAGTTTGATGCTGAAGAGGAGTTCTTTAAAGAAAATGGTTATTTTACAGATTGGGATTTCAACACTGCAGAGATGACAAGATTAGATAATGCTGAGCCTAATATAAGAGGCATGCTTAATGATGGGGTTATTAAACTTAGGAGGAAATGATGGAAAACAACAGCGTTTCAAAACAGGTTTATTCAAAAGCTCATCAGATGCAAATGGCTCTAAACGGCGACTACAAACTTAAGAAGATTTATAAGTTGAGTAGTGAAGAACCGATGTATATATTTGTGTATTCTAATGGAGACAACGTAAAAGATTTAGTCATTTCACAAAGCTTAAAGAGTGGCTGGGTTGAAGGAAAAATCGCGGCTTCGATGATTAGATCGTCTAATGAAATAAAGTAAGAGGTGACATATGTATTACTATTCAAATGAACTCTACCACCATGGCGTCAAAGGCATGAAGTGGGGGGTTAGGAAACAACGTTTTAAAGCCACAAGGCAGGCTCGTCTTAAGAATCAGCATTACACCCGATATGGTAAAGGTGTTATAAAAGAATACCATGAAGTAAAAAAACTGAGAGCAAAACATTGGAATAAGACTTTATCGGAAGTTAAACGTGCAAATGGTGCAGTTAATAAAGGCGCCGCCATAGTCAAAGGCTATCTTAC